GCAGGCGAAGGCATCGAGGCAGGCGAAGGCATCGAGGCAGGCTGTAAGTTCGGCATTTACGCAGGCCTCCGCGTGAGAATCACAAGCGAATACAGAAAAATTATCGCGAAGACCAAGCCGGAGAATATCATGTGCGGCGAATTTGTGGAGGCAGAGAATGAGTGACGTTGAGATTATCACGGAGTTAAACCACAGGGCGGCGCGGGAGCGCGAGCTCGGCGAAAGGTGGGATGAGATCGTGCGGCTTCGCAAGCGGCAAAAGAGCTTGATGAAGATCGCGGAAACGGCCTGCTTCTCTGTGGCGTGTATGCTTCTGGGCGGTACGGCGGTTATGCTGGGCTTCGGCCTGTTCCGGGCGGCGGTCACGCTTGGAGGCGCGGCGGCGTGCTTCTTCGTCGGCGCGGTGCTTACGGGGGCATGATATGGAGCATCCTTGTGAGAGCTGCACGAAGGGGCGCGGGGAGAATTGCATGTGCAACAGATGGCGGGAGTGGTTCCGCTACACATGCGCGAATCCTCCCGAATCGACTCAGGAGCAGAAAGTCACGTACCGCGATATCGTGTTCTGGACGGTGTTTACAGAAGCGTGGAGGTGAACATGAAGCAGACGGAGAGAATCCTGCAATATATGCGCGACTTCGGAAGCATTACGCAGCTGGAAGCGATTCGGGACATCAGCTGTATGCGTCTGGGAGCGAGGATTTTTGATCTCAAGCGCGAGGGTTACGCGATCAAGAAGGAAATGGAAACGAGCAAGAACCGGTATGGCGAGGATACGAGCTATGCCAGATACAGGTTGGTGGAATGATGGAAGATAAGCAGCAAGCGCCGTGCATGTACGATGTGTTCGGCAATGAGATTTATGAGGGCGGCGAGTATTGGGTCGGAGACGAAGGGAACATGGCTGATCTGACAGACAGAGAGGACCGTGACCCGAACAACCAGATTATCGCTGTTCTGGTAGAAACACTTGGCACAAGGCACATTTTGGAGGAACTTGGCTATGAAAAAAGGACGTTCCGGCGTTGATTATATTCCGGTCGAAACGCGCGTCAGCGTCTATTTTGATCAGGACCACATCTGCTGCCAGTTCTGCCCGTTTTTTGAGACCTACAGCCGGAAACAGTGCAGATTGACAGGGGAATATATTGTCAACGAGTTTGCCCGCGGCTATTGGTGCCGATTGGAATTGGAGGGGTTATATGACGATCAACGAGAAACTGATTCAGATTCAAGCAGAACTGAAAGCGCCGAAGGATAAGACAAACAACTTTGGCGGGTACAAATACCGCAGCTGTGAGAGCATTTTGGAGGCGGTAAAGCCGCTTCTGAAAACCGTTGGCTGCACGCTGACGATTTCGGACAGCATCGCGGAAACCGGCGGGCGAATCTACGTCATGGCAAGAGCTGAACTGTCCGACGGAGAAAACAAGGTCGTTACGACAGCCTTCGCCCGTGAGCCGGAGAACAAGAAGGGCATGGACGAACCACAAATTACAGGCACTGCATCTTCCTACGCACGGAAATACGCGCTCAACGGTTTATTCGCGATTGACGATACAAAAGATGCCGACACGGAAGAATACCAGAGGCAGACCGCACCGCAGAAGGAGAAGGCACAGCCCCAGACAAAGGCTCTGATTTGTGCGGACTGCGGCGGCGAGATCACACAGATTGTTGAGGGCAGCACACAATTCAGTGCAAGGGCAGTGGCAGAGAAGACGAGAAAGCGCTTTGGCAGATGCCTTTGCTGGAATTGTGCGAGTAAGGCATGAGAGAGCTGAATGTCGTTGAAGCTTCGTGGAGCATGGACGCTTCGGGGAGCTGGTTGAAGCTCCGGCCGGAGCTTCCCGGACAAGCCCAGATGGTTGCCGGGGAGATTGACCCACAGAAGAAGTACACGGTCACGATCAAGGAGTTCCGCAAGAAGCGGAGCTTGGATGCAAACCGATATCTCTGGGTGCTTTGCAATAAGCTTTCGGTCAAGGTGGGCGCGCCGCCGGAGGAAATTTATCGGCACTATATCCCGGACGTTGGCGATAACTCTGATACGATCTGCGCTCCGGACGCAGCGGTCAAGCGCTTCCGGGAATGGTGGGAAGCGCGCGGTCTCGGCTGGTGTACGGAGATTATGGCGTCAAAAATTCCGGGCTGCACGAACGTCATTTGCTACTACGGCTCGAGCACCTACGACACAAAGCAGATGGCGCGGCTCATTGATCTGGTCGTTGATGACTGCAAACAGCAGGGCATTGAGACGCTCCCGCCGGAAGAACTCGAGCGTATGGCGCTGAAATGGAGGCAGGATGAGAAAGGAAACGAAGGCGACAAAGATACCTGAGAAGGTCAAGAAAGCTGTCTGGGAGCGCGACGGCGGGCGCTGCATCGTCTGCCTGCGCCCCGGCAATCCGTGGTGTCATTACATCCCACGCTCGCAGGGCGGGCTTGGAATCGAGCAGAACATCGTGACGCTATGCGATAGCTGCCATGTGGCATTTGACCAATCACCGAAGTGCAAAAGCCTGAGAGAGTATATCAGGCGGTATCTCAAAATGAAATATCCCGATTGGGATGAAACGAAACTGATTTATAAGAAAGGAACGTAAATATGGAATCCTATGTAAAACTGAGTACGGAAAAGTATGAGGAATTGGCCAAGAAGGGCCTGATGCTCGATATGCTCGCTGAATCGTATAAGAAGATGCCCTCGTATCGTTTCGATGACGTCCTAGAAGTCTACTTTGGAAAGCGGGAAACTGCCGAAAAGGAGAACAAAGAATGCTGAACCACATTGTTATTATGGGCAGAATGACTCGAGACCCGGAACTGAGAAAGACGCAGAGCGGAACGTCCGTTGCATCCTTCACGCTGGCCGTTGACCGGGATTTTACGCCGGAGGGCGGAGAGAAAGAGACGGATTTCATTGACTGCGTTGCGTGGAAGGGAACAGCTGATTTTGTAAGCGGATACTTCTTCAAGGGCAGCATGGCCGTCGCGGACGGTCGGTTGCAGATCAGAGACTGGAAGGACAAGGACGGGAACAAACGCCGGTCAGCAGAGGTCGTGGCGAACCGCGTTTACTTCGGCGAAGGCAAGCGAAACACCGAACCGCAGAACCCGGAAAACCCCGGCGGGTTTACGATGATGGACGACGATTCGGACCTTCCGTTCTAGGGGGGCTGAAATATGCCGAACAGGATCATCAAAGAAAGCTTATGTGATTCGGAGCGGATCGCGTCTTTGACGGACTTTGAGTTTCGGCTTTGGGTTGGATTGATCACGCAAGCGGACGATGCAGGGCGAGGAGACGCCCGCCCTGCATACATAAAAGGCCACGTTTTCCCATTCAGAGAACGGGTTACTGCGAAGGATATTGAATCTGCGCTCCACGCGCTGGCGGCAAAAGGCTGCGTTGCCCTCTACACGGTAGGCGGGAAGCCCTACTTTTTGTTCCCAAGCTGGGCGAGACATCAGAGAATCCGAGAATGCAAACCGAAGTTCCCCGAACCGGAAAATGCGGACGCTTGCGGCGATGCGAAGAATTCTGCGGCGAGTTGCGGCGAGTTGCCGCAAGCTGCGGCGGACTGCGGCCTTAATCCGAATCCTAATCCGAATACGAATCCTAATCCGAATCCAGGGTTAGACGCGCGCGCGGCGCGCTTTACCCCACCGAGCGTCGAGGAAGTGGCGGCTTATTGCCGGGAACGTGGAAACGGCGTTGATGCGGCTCGATTTGTCGACTTTTATAGCTCAAAGGGATGGATGGTAGGCAAAACGAAGATGAAGGACTGGCAAGCTGCTGTGAGGAACTGGGAGCGGAGCAGTGACGAGAAAGCTACGCCAGCCAAGAAGCCGGGATACAACGTGCAGCACCACGGGGACGAGCTGTCCGATGTGCAGCGGGCGGCGATCCGGCAGATGATGGAGGATGAGGCATGAATACTTGGATCGTCATTCCGGATATCATTTCTGGGCTCTATCCCCGGTTGATGCCGGAACTTGGGAAGCCTATCCGGGCGAAGAAGTACCCGCAGAAAAACAAGAACATGACGTTTTATCTGGTCAGCGTCCGCGACCCGGAGGAAGGCAGAGACAAGAAGATCGTCATCCGCGCGCCGGAGTGCTGGGAGGCGGAAGTGACGGTGTAGGTCAGGAGGAAGGAATGAATAATTTCGGGCCGTGCGCGAAGGACTGCCCCAACCGGAAAGCCGGTTGCAGCGCGTCCTGCGAGGCTTGGAACGCCGTGAAGGGAGAACGGCTGAAAAGCTACGGCAGGCGCGCCGAGATCATCGACATAAGCCAGATGACCGATGGCGGAGCGAGAAATTGCCGGAGGGCGGCAAGAGGGAAACAGAAAATAGGAGGGGAAATGTGACGCTATGACAGACAAGGAAATTATACAGGCGCTGCGGTGCTGCGAAAAAGAAGTTTGTGCAGACGGTGGTTTATGCCCGCTTTTTAGCGACGCGGATTGCATCGTGCATTTAGGCGAGGCAGCCATTGATTTGATCGAGCGCCTGACCGCCGCGAACGCAGAGCTGCGGGAGAAGCGGCGGTGGATTCCGGTGACGGAGCGGTTGCCGGAGGAACGAGCACTTGTAAACGTGGTGTGGGTGAACAGAGCACCAGAGCCGTACTACAAAAAAATAAAGGGCGTTCCGTTTTCTGGTACTGCGTGCTTTTACAGAGGGAGATGGTATTGGGATTCTCCTGTAGTCCTCGATCTGTTGGCAGAATACGGGGAAGATGAGATTGATCTTGTAGACGAGGCAGTGGAAGTCACCCACTGGCTGCCGCTGCCGGAAGCGCCGGAGGCACACAATGGAAAAGAAAATTCTTGATGTTACGTGCGGTTCCCGCACGATCTGGTTTAACAAAACACATCCGGCCGCAGTGTATTGCGATAGCAGGCGCGAATCATACACTGGAATCTGGAAAAGCACGAAGAATGATTCTGAACGGCAATGCGTGATAGCCCCTGATATACAATGTGACTTTACGGATCTTCCGTTCGCAGATGATACATTCACGCTTGTGGTCTTCGACCCTCCACATTTGGAGCGTGCAGGCGAAAACTCGTGGATGCGGAAGAAATACGGTGTGCTAAGCGACAACTGGCCGCAGATGCTGCATGATGGTTTTCATGAGTGTATGCGTGTTTTGAAACCGGATGGGGTTTTGATCTTTAAGTGGTCGGAGGTGCAGATTGAGGCTAAAAAAGTGTGGGAAGCGATCGGAGAGAAGCCACTGTTCGGGCACAGAAGCGGAAAACAGGCAAAAACATTTTGGGGATGTTTTATGAAATTAGGCTTGCCGGAAGCGCCGGAGGAAGGAGAAAAGGCATGAAAGCTGTTTTAATCAGCATCCGCCCGAAGTGGTGCGAGAAGATCGTAAGCGGTGAGAAAACGATTGAGGTGCGCAAGACGCGCCCGAAGATGAACCCGCCGTTTAAGTGCTATATCTACAAATGTGGAAACGGCAAAGTCATCGGGGAATTTCTGTGCGATGAGATCATCAACATTAACGGCGCGGGAAGAATCCCGTCGGATGCTGCGCGGCCAACCTGCCTAGAGCCTGCGGAGCTGCACCAGTATCTCGGAGCTGCCACCGGCTTCGGCTGGCACATCTCAGATTTGCGCATTTACGATCACCCGCGCGATCTGTGGGAGTTTACCGGCCTGCGGCAGACAAAATACGGCCTTGCGCCCGGGCCCATCACCCGCCCGCCGCAGAGCTGGCGGTATGTGGAGGAAGAACTATGGAACGACTGACTGAAAAGCACTATCTCGCGGAAGACCACTACATGAAATGCTCGGAAGACTGCAACGTGGATATGGATTGCGTGGATTGCCCTGCGTTTGACAAGCTAATTGAGCGCCTAGCGGCCTACGAGGACACGGGGCTGACGCCGGAACGTTGTGCCGAGTTTGCGCGAGCAGACGCGGAAGGACGGTACATCGTAATGCGTGATGCGGAGCAGGAGGGCGTTGCCCGCCTCCGCGAGCTTGCCGAAGCCGACAAGGACCGGCGGCTCGTCGTGCTCCCAGTACGGCCAGTGCTTACGCAAAGTTGCGCAAGTATGTTGTACATAGTGGATGACGACGAAATTTACGAAGATTCGTTGTATGAAGCCGTTGTCGGCATGTCCTCAAGCGGGCGTACGAACGTAATTTATACTACACTCTCTGATCAAATGATTTTTGGCCAGGAGGCCATCGGCAAGACCGTATTTTTGAGCCGCGAAGAAGCCGAGAAGGCTTTGCAGGAAATGGAGGGCAAGAAGGACGGCTGAACTGAAACCGTGCCCGTTCTGCGGCGGGGAAACTGTCGTAACCAAACACCATAACAGATTCACAGATTGGTATTTGTGTTCCTGCCCCAAATGCCATATTTCGCAGACGGGGAGTGACTACGGATTCCGGTTTGAGGCGGTCGAGGCATGGAACAGGAGGGTAAATGATGGCAAGGATGATAGCTAAACTTGTTGCATGCCACCTGATCGGAGACTATTGTTTGCAGGGCGATTTTATCGCAAGGACGAAAGGCGAGAACTGGTATCACCTGTTTATACACTGTTTTCTTTACGTCATCCCTTTCTGGGTAGCTTTTGGGTGGGGCCGGAGCCTCGGGGTTTTGTTCTTTTCGCATGCGATTGTTGATGCGCTGAAAGCGAGATACCACAAGATATCGTACTGGCTCGATCAGACCATCCATTATGCCGTATTGGCAGCATACTTACTCTGGAGGTGGGCGTATGGGGCAACATAAGCACAACCCGACCGCCATTGCGGCGGCAAAAGGCGAGCTGCCGCCGAAGAAGCGAGAGCGGCG